GCCGCAATCCGGGAACTGCGCTGGATTCATCCCAAAAAAATCACCTTCTGGGACTCCCTGACCCCGAAAATCCTCACCGAAGAAGAACCGGTGCGGGGCATCGACCCGCCGCCCTTCAAGTTCGTCTACCACCGCTGCCGGGCGAGGTCGGGCTACGACACCCGCGCCGGGATCATGCGCGTGTGCGCCTGGATGTACCTGTTCAAAAACTACGCGCTGAAAGACTGGATGGGCTTTGCGGAAGTCTACGGCATGCCGCTCCGGGTGGGCAAGTACGAACCGGGGGCCACCCGGGCGGACCGCGAGGCGCTGATCCAGGCGGTGAGATCGCTCGGCTCCGACGCCGCGGGCATCATTTCGAAATCCACGGAAATCGAATTCATCGAAGCACAGAAAGGGTCCTCGCTAAACGTCTACGAAAGCCTGGCATCCTTTTGCGACGCCCAGACGTCCAAGGCCGTCCTGGGCCAGACCCTCACGTCGGAGGCCGGGGGAGGCCGGGCGACGGGTTCCTACGCCCTAGGGCGCGTACACTCGGAAGTCCGGCAGGACTTGGTGGAAGCCGACAGCAAGGCGCTCGCCAAGACCATTACCCAGCAGGTCCTGAGGCCGCTGGTGGGGTTCAATTTCGGCTGGGACGCCCCCGTCCCCCGGTTCCGGTTCCTGTGCGAACCGCCCGAGGACATGAAGGCGGTCGCCGAAGTGTACAAAATACTTTCGGAAATCGGTTTCCGGTTCAGCCCGGAAGACCTGGCGGCGCGGTTCCGGCTGGCCGGGACAAAAAGCCGCGCAGCCGGGGGAAAGGAATAAGACGGTGAAACAGGAGAACAAGCTGGGCTTTGTGGCCCGGATGCCCGAGGAGTCGCCCGTTCCCGAACGGTTCCAGGTATTCCCGTTCGGGACGGTGGAAATCGAGGGTTCGGCAGCCTTCGTGGTGGACGAAACCGCCATGGACCGGGTGGTCGAGCGGTTCGCCGCCAGGGGGCTGGACATGGTGATCGACTACGAGCACCAGACGGAAGGCGGGGTGCAGGCCCCGGCGGCGGGCTGGATCAAGCGGCTGGAAAACCGCGGGAAAGCCGGGCTGTGGGCGGTGGCGGAATGGACCGAACGCGCCCGCGAGTACCTGGCGGCCAGGGAATACCGGTACTACTCCCCCGTGTTCCTGGTCTCCGGCCGCGACAAAAGGCTTGCGGAACTTCTCCGGGTGGCCCTCACCAACGCCCCCCGGCTCAACTGGATACGGCCCATCGTTGCCAAACACGGCGCGGACACCAACCATTCGACCACCGAGGAGGAACAGGGAATGGAATTTCTAAAGACAATCGCAAAACAGATCGGCCTGCCGGAAACCGCCGGCGCGGAAGAGGTTTCAGGAGCGGTGCGCAGGCTCCAGGATTCGGCGGGGGCCGTGGCCTGCAAGGAAGTGCTGGACGCTCTCGGCCTGGCGGAAGGGACCGGGAAAAGCGAAGCGGTGGCCACCATCCACGCCCTCAAACAGGCCCGCCTCACCGGACCGGACCTCACCCTGGAAGTGGCGGCCCTCAAGCGCAAGCTGGCCGAACGCGAACGGGACGACCTGGTGGACGGAGCGCTCAAAGCGGGAAAAATCACCCCCGCCCAGCGCGAATGGGCGGAAAAGTACGCGCTCGGCGACCCGGAAGGCTTCACCCTGTTCGTCTCCAAGGCCCCCCAGGTGGTCCCCCTGGATGCCCTGCACCCGGCGGCGCCCCGCACTCCCGCAGGAAACATTCCCGACACCATGCAGCTCTACATCAACAAGCTGATGGGGATCGACGAAAAGATCTGGGAAAAATACCAACCGGAAAACAGATAACGGGTAGCGGATGGCGGATGACAGAAGCCGGATGACGGAAGCGGAGAACGGATCAATCACCCGGAATTCGGCATCGAGTATCCAGCACCGGCGCCAACAGGGGAGAAACCGATATGAGCGCACTCACCAATGACAGGAAGACCACTTACCGGGAAGGGATCGAGATCGAGTACAAGGTCGCGGCCGGCGCCGTCATCTACGCCGGGTCGCTGGTATGCCTCAATTCCGGCGGCTACGCGGAGCCGGGTGCCGACACGGCCGGGTTCAGATTCGTCGGCGTGGCGTTCGAACACGTGGACAACGCTTCGGGTGGAAACGGGGCCGCCACGGTGCGGCTGAGGCGCAAAGGGGTATTTCGCTTCGCCGCCTCCGGCATGGCCGTCGCCGACCTGGGGAAGGCGGTCAACGTGGCCGACGACCAGACGGTGGCCACGGAAACAACCAATTCGGTCGCCTGCGGCAGGATCGCCGAATTCATCGGCGCGACGGAAGTGGGCGTCGATATAAACCAAAGATAACCAACCCTTACACCCACACCGCGGAGGCGCAGAGGGCGCAGAGGTGAAAAAAAGCAGAGGGGGGATACGTTCGGCAGGTTCCGGCTGCGCTCTCTGCGTCTCTGCGGTAACGCTTCCTTCAGGAGAAGATCATGATTGTCAACCAGGCAAATCTTTCGGGGATTTATAAATCGTTCAGCACGGTATTCAATGAAGCCTTTGACGGAGCGCCTTCGCAGTGGCCCCTGGTGGCCATGCAGGTCCCCAGTGAGGGCCGAAGCGTCGATTACAAGTGGCTCGGGGACTTTCCCATGCTCAAGGAATGGGTGGGCGACCGCGCCGTGCGCGACCTTTCGGCCTTCAACTACGAAATCGTCAACAAAGACTACGAAGCCACCATCGAAGTGGACCGAAACGACATCGAGGACGACCGGATCGGCGTCTACACCCCCATGATCCAGGGGCTCGCGTGGGCCGCCAAGCAGCATCCCGACCTGCTGGTCTTTTCGCTGCTGAAGGCCGGCTTTACGGCGGCATGCTACGACGGGAAGAATTTTTTCGACACCAAGCACCCGGTGGGCGGAACCGGCGTGTCGAATTCGGGCGAGGGGGCGGGCGACGCCTGGTTCCTGCTCGATCTTTCCCGGCCGGTCAAGCCCATCATCCTCCAGGTGCGCAAGCGGCCGCAATTTGTCGCCGTTGACCGCCCGGACGACGAAAACGTTTTCATGCGCAAAAAATACCTCTACGGAGTGGACGACCGCAAAAACGTCGGCTACGGCCTGTGGCAACTGGCCTACGGGAGCCGGGACACCCTGGACGCGACCGGCTACGCGGCGGCCCGGTCCGCCATGATGGGGTTCAAAAGCGAAGAAGGCGCGCCCCTGGGAGTCAACCCCACCCACCTGGTGGTGCCTCCCACGCTGGAAAGCGCCGGCCGGTCGATCCTCAAGGTCCCCAACGACGCCGCGGGGGCCGGCAACCCGTGGTTCGGCAGCGCCGAGCTGGTGGTCGTGCCCTGGCTGGCGTGACGGATAGCAGGTGTCGGGTAGCGGGTAGCGGATGCCGGATGGCGGATGGCGGCGTGTGCGCTACCGTGAAGCCGCAATAAGGGAGAGAATGAAGGCAGGGGTTTCGCGGTCTCGCACACAACCGCCGCCGGGAACCGGCAACTCGCAATCGGGAGTAAATCATGTCTTACTGCACTATCGATGACGTTCGTAACCAGGTCGAAGAGGCGCGGCTCGTCCAACTCACGGACGACGAGGGGACGGGGGCCGTCGTGGAATCCAGGGTCCTGCAGGCGATCAGCGACGCCGACGAGGAAATAAACGGATACCTGGGCACGCGCACGGCCGTGCCGGTCCTGCCCGTTCCGGAATCCCTGCGGAGGCTTTCGGCCGACATCGCCGTCTACAACCTCTACTCGCGCCGGGAAAAAGTGCCCGAGCACCGCATCGAAAGATACCGCAACGCCGTGCGGTTTCTCGAACAGGCGGCGCTGGGAAAGATTTCGCTCGGCCCGGCCGACCCCGAGGGCAATCCCGTCGAGTCGCAGCCGGAAGCCGCCGCCGATAATCCGCAGCGCGCTTTCACCCGGTCCACACTCTCGGGATTTTGACCATGCCTTCCATCGCGGACATAGAAACGGCAATCATCGGGCGCATTTCGGGCGCGCTGCCCTACCTTCGCACCTGCGGCTCGCTTTCCGAGTTCCTGGGCCGCGACGTCGAAGCGATCGAAGAAATGGCGCCGCTGTGCCCGGCCGCGTTCGTCATCTACGTTCGCGGGAAGTTTTCGCAGAAGCTGTCGGGCTTCCAGGACCGCGAGATGGTGTTCGGCGTGGTGGTTCTGGTTCGAAACCTCAGGAGCGAAAGCGCGGTGCGGCACGGTTCGGCGGAAGAAAAAGGCGTCTACGACCTGCTCGAAGACGTGCGCGCCGCCCTTTGCGGCCAGTCCTGCGGGATGGAAATGGACCCCCTGGCGCCCGTGTCCGAACAGGCCGTGGCAGGCGGCCGGGACTTCGCCGTCTACGAAATCCTGTTCCGGACCAGGTGCCGATTCGGAGATGGACAATGCTGACCAGAAAAACCGTGGTTCTGGCAAAAATCGAAGCCGCCTACGGGACCGATCCGGTCCCGGCGCAGGACGCCGACGCCATCGCCGTGCAGGACCTGAAGATCGGACCGGCCGGGGATTCCGTCGAGCGCAATGTCCTGCGGGGTACGCTCTCGCCCGTGCGGTTCCTGCGCGGAGTGAAAAGCATCGAGGCTTCGTTCAAAACGGAAATGAAGGGAACGGGCGCCCCCGGGGCACTGCCCGCCTGGGGCTGGGAGGGAGTGCTGCTGCGTGCCTGCGGCATGAGCGAGACGGTAACCGGGGGGGCGGATATCGTCTACGCTCCGGTGTCCGCCGATTTCGCCTCCTGCACGCTCTACGTGTACCGGGACCGGCTGTTTCATAAGGTCACCGGCTGCCGGGGGTCTTTCCGGATCGCCGCCGAAGCGGGCAAGCCCTGCCTCGTGGAGTGGAAATTCAAGGGCCTCTACCAGGCCCCGGAGGACGCTTCCGCCGCCTCGCCGGTCCTCGGAAACCTCCTTCCGCCGGCAGCGACGGGCGCCGCGCTCGCCATCGGCGGTTTCGGCCCCGTTGCCCAAAAGATCGAGCTGGACATCGCCAATGTCCTGGCCACCCGAAAGAGCATCGCGGCCCCGGACGGGATGGCGGGCTTCGAAATCACCGGCCGGAAGCCGCAGGGAAGCTTCGACCCGGAAGCGGCGGCCGTGAGCGCGCACCCGTTCTGGAGCCATTGGGAAAATGCCGAACCTCTGGCGTTCAGCCTCCAGGTGGGATCAGCCGGCGGCAACAGTTTCCGCATCGACGCCCCTGCCCTCCAGTACCGCGAAATCGCGGACTCGGACAGGGACGGCATCACCGTCTACCAAGTGCCTTTCTCGCTCGCTTCAACCGGCGGAGACGACGAATTCACCATCGCGTTCATTTAGGGGCATTTCACCACGGAACACACGGAGAATACGGAGAACAGCTCAGCATCAAGTTTTAAGTATTTGATTTTAGTTAACCTTTATCTCTGTGACCTCTGTGGTGAATCTAACAAAGGAGACACCATGCGCGATTTTGCATCGGAGAGAAACGTTCTGGACATCCAGGACGGCATAACGGGCGACGTTCACCAGATTTTCTATCGCATGCCCACCAACGAGGAACGGGCCGCCTACCAGAACGGGGCGTTCGAACGGCGCGGGCAAAAGATTCGGAGCAGGATTTTCCAGAATCGGCTCAAGTACGGGTCGCGCATCATCACCGGCTTTTCCAAGGGGAGCCTGGGCATCGAAGGCAAACCGTTTTCATCCGACTCCGACGATGCCGACTTCCGCCAGGACTGGAAGGAGCTGCTCGTGCGCCACGCCGGGGACATCGTGGCGAGCGTCGCGGCGGCGGTTTTCGAAGCAACGGGGGCGGCGCAGGAGGCCGAACAGCCGGAAAACCCTTTGGAAGCATAGACCTGGAGCGCGAGATTGCATCGCTTCTCGCACCTTCCTGCGACCCGGACAAGGCCGGGGACTGCGACGGAAAGACGCTGCGGGCGCTGTGCCGCAAGTGTGAGAAGAACCCGGCGATCAAAAGAACGCCGAGTCCGTACGTCGCCTCGCTTCTCCGGGTACACCGGCTCCAGGAAGCCGGGTTTCGATTCGAAAACGATTCCTTCGATTTGCAGTTCTGGTTCGACCTGGGACTTTTGAAGCACAAAATCCGGACGCCGGCCGGGGAACCGCCGGTGCCGGCAGAGGAAAATCGAAATGGCTGAAAACAGGCGCAGTCTCAATTTGTGGGATTCTTCCGGGGAGTCCGCCGCTCGTGATTACGACCTGGTTTCCAGGGCGATGGAAGACCAGCTCCGGCTTCAGAACGAAATCACCTCGGCCGAACGCGAGCGGCAGCAGGCGCTGGAAAAGACCCGCGAGCAGCAGGAACTGATGGGACAGGAAGGACAGGCGGCGTTCGAACGGATGAGCGCAGGCAGCGAGAAGTTTCTTTCGTCCACCGCTTCCGGCTTCCGGGGGCTTTTTCGGGACCTGTTCAGCGGCGAGATCTCTTCGGCAAAAGACCTGTGGGACTCGTTTTGCAACTCCATTGCCAACGTGTTCTCGAACATGGTCTCGAAGATGATGTCCTCCGGCCTGGAACGCCTGCTGGGAGGTCTTTTCGGCTCCAGCGGCGGAGACAGCGCCCTGCCGAGCTTTTTCGCCGGCCTGTTCCATTCGGGGGGTGTGGCGGGAGAACCGGCTTCCCTGCAAATGATTTCACCGCTCGCTTTCGCCGGCGCTCCGCGCCTCCATTCCGGCCTGGCCCCCGACGAGTTCCCGGCCATCCTCCAGCAGGGCGAACTGGTGGTCCCCAGGGGCCAGTGGAGCACCAGCGGCCGGCAGCAGGCGCCCACCATCATCTTCAATACGGTGAACAACACGGCGTCCCCCATCGACGTTCAGCAGCGGGGAGCCGCCAAGTGGGACGGCGAAAAGGTCGTGATCGGCATCGTGGTCAAAAACATCAACGAAAACGGCGTCCTGGGGCAGATGTTCCGGCAGCGGAGTAGATAATGCTCGACTTCCCCACCCTGACAGACATCCCGGACGTGGACGGCTGGGAAGAGCAGCGTGCATTCGATCCCACCATCCGGGTGAGATCCGAGGCCGGATACCTGAAGACCAGGCCGCGCACCACGCGCGTGCCCATGCAGTGGAAAGCCACGTATTCGTATCTGTCGGCAGAGGATAAAGCGACGCTCCAGAGTTTCGAGGCTTCCGTCGGGGTCGGCTCCGGTGCATTCAATTGGACCAATCCGACCGATGCAGTAGTGCGGATCGTGCGGTTCAAGGAACCGGTCAAGTACGCACCGGCGGGAAGCAAGCTGCGCTGGCGGGCCGAAATGACGCTGGAAGAGGCTTAAGGTCATGAAAGTCATCCCCTACAACCTCATCCGCGAGAAAAACAAGCTGTTCACGGCGGGCGAAAATGCCTGGCTGATCCTGCTGGATATCGACCTGGGCGGTGGGACCGTTTTTTACCTGTGTTCCAATACCGAGGACGTCACTTTTCTGAGTCGGACCTACACCGCTTTCCCGTTCTACCTGGACCCGGCCAGGCAGAACAGCAAGGGGGAAATCCCCACGCTGTCGCTAAAAGTGTGCAACGTCACGCAACTCATCCATGCCTACCTGGAGGACCTGGACGGCGCGGTGGGGGCGACCGTTACGGTGCGGGTGGTGAACGCCGGGTACCTGGATGAGGATTTCTCCGAACTGGAGATGGATTTTTCCATTCTGGCCACCGAGGCGGATGCGGAATGGATCACGTTTACCCTGGGAGCGGCCAGCCCGCTGCGAAGGAGATTCCCGCCGAACCGGTTCATCGCGCTGCACTGCAACTGGGAGTTCAAAAGCGTGGAATGCGCCTACGCGGGAGCGGAAACGACCTGCGACCGGACCTGGAAACGATGCGAGGAATTGAACCAGACCAGCCGGTTCGGGGGGTATCCGGGACTGAACCTCAAGGGATGGAGGTTGGTATGACAGATGTCGGGTGTCGGGTATCGGATAGACATCGCTGGCGAGGACCATTTGCCGCCGCATTCAATAAGGGAATCCGTGCGCAGTTAGATGGTAAGGAAATATGGGCTTGTCCATACCGGGACATGGGGCCGAGCAATGAATGCCGATAATGGAATCCGCCATCCGCCATCCGCCATCCGCTTCACAGATCTCCTCGGCAAAGAGTTCGCCTGGGGCGGGCGGGGGCCGGACGTCTACGACTGCTACGGCCTGGTAATCGAGACCCGGAAACGCGCCGGGCTGCCCATGCCGGATGATTATGCGTCCAGCAGCGACAAGTCGGAGATCAATACCGCGATCCACGATGGCAGCCGGGCGCACAACTTCGTCCAGCTTCCGGGGCCCCGTCCGTTTTGCCTGGTGACCTTTCGCATTCATCCCAGGTTTTCCACGCACATCGGCATGGTGCTCGCGGACTGCCGCCGGTTCATCCACATCCAGCGCCGGATGCGGGCGGGAGTGGAACGGCTGGATTCACAGGTATGGAAGAACAGGATCACCGGTTTTTGGGAAATAGGAGAAAATTTATGACAACGGAAGAATTCGAAAAATTGGACATCGGAGATATCGTGACTCACGTTGATGGGGACGGATGGGTTGTAGTCGCCAAGGGGGGGAATCTGCCGATTTTATCGCGGACGATGCTCGCAATGAATCCTCGCGAGTGGGAAAAATACAATGAGAGCAGAAGTATCGAATCAGAAATAATAAAAATAGTCGAGAGAAGCCTTGAGAATAAAGGACTTATCGATTTGGCTATAAACAAAAGAAAATAATCTCAATGCACGATAACCTTTCCCTTTCCATCATCGAGCACCCATTCCGCCGGGAACTGGCGAAGACGGAAGTGCTGCCGCCCGTCCCGACGCGTTCGCTGCTCGACTTGCGTGACGAATTCTTCCCGGCCGGAGTCCCCTGCGTCATTCACGTCAACGGAGTCCTGGTCCCCAGGGAAAAATGGGCGACGACCTTCCCCTGTCCTGGGGATTTTATCGTGGTCTGCGCGACGTTCGGCGATGACAACATCCTGCGCGCCGTCCTGATGATCGGACTTACCATCGGCGCCATCGCGCTCGGCCAGTATTACCTGATTCCGGAGCTGGGACCGGTATGGGGATCTATCGCCACCGCCGGCATTACAATGGTGGGCGGCCTGGTCATCAATGCTTTGATCCCCGCCAACGTCTCCAACCCGTCGGCGGACAGTTCCCTGGATTCCCAGGCTTATTCCTGGACCCCGCAAAACACCGAACAGCAGGGCATCCCGGTCTCGAAGTGGTATGGGGCCCACAAAGTCTACGGCAACATCATCGGGTCCTTCACCGAATACGTGGAAGATGACGAGTACCTGAACGCCCTGATCTGCATCGGGATGGGACCGATCTGCGCCCTGTGGGGGTTCCAGTTAAACGACCAGCCCTATTACAACTTCAAGGAAGTGACCATCCAGGCCCGCTACGGCTGGCTGTGGCAGGACGCGGTGGATAATTTCAAATCCACCAAGACGGAGTACACGGCCTCAGTCGAACTGCGTTGTGCCGAATCCTACACCTACGTGACCGTGGGGTCCGATTTCGACATCCTGGAAGTGGATATGTCGTTTCCGGAAGGGCTGTGGTGCATGAGTTCCACGTCCATCGAGCTGTTGCCGTTCACGATGGCGTACAACATCTACGTGCGCCGGCTGGGAGAAACGGACTTCGACTGGAAGTGTATCACCAACAACGTCCGGGTCGAGCAGGTGCAGAGCTACACCCAGGTGACCTACGGGGGAGAATGGGGCCTGGCGCCCAGGTGGTCGAAAGGAAAAATCCAAAAGTTCAAGGACCTCGGGGATCTCAACTGGTGGAACTGGGAATCGGGCTCCCAGGTCTATTCCGACCACACCGAAGGCGAAGTCGCCGACGCAGCAAACGGGCTTACCTGGCACTGGATGGGGGAAGTGGTCGATTACGACGGCATCCAGCACGACGAAGTTGTGATGGAAAACGTGGTGATCAAGGAATCGGAGACCGGAAACCCGAACGACGTGATCATCAAGGCCACCCGCACCCCGTTTCGAAAGACCTACACCTATAACGTCCCGGCCGATAAACACGGCCAATACGAAGTATGGATAACGCGAAGCAGCGCCGACGCCGATTCCGCCCTGTACGGCGATAAGCTCTATTTCGCCGGCGTGCGGGAAGTGCTGACCGACGAGTTCACCTATCCCCGGCACGTCCTGGTGGCCGTGCGGGCCAAGGCCACCGACCAGCTTTCCGGGTCCTTCCGGTTTTCGTGCATGGGTTCCCATTCGGTGGTGCAGATATGGGACGGGGAGACGTGGACCATCGACGTTTCGGACAACCCCGCCTGGGTGCTCTACGATATTTTGACTCAGCCGGTGATTTCCGGGTGGAATACCGAAAACTACCAGGTAGTGCGCTACGACGGGATCGATCCGGCCAAGATCGACCTGCCAAAATTCCTTGAATTTTCCGAGCACTGCAACGGATGGGTCCCGGACGGGTCCGGAGGCCTGGAACGGCGACATACCTTCAACGGCGGGTTCGACTACGACACGTCCATGTGGGAGGCGGCGCTCAAGGTGGCCCAGTCGGCTCGGGCGACGGTGATCATGAACGGGTCCTTCATCACTCTGGCCATCGACAAGCCGGATACCCCGGTGAATCTTTTCTGCGTCGGAAACATCGAAGAATCCAAGTTCAAGGAAACCTTTCTGCCGTTGGAAGAACGGGCCACCGAGATCGAAATCGACTTCACCAACCAGGACAGCGATTACGAACGGGACAAGCTCACCGTCTACCATCCGGACATGGCCGGAAACGGCTACAAGGCGAGCCTGGACTGCACCGGCATCGTCAAATCCACCGAAGCGTGGCGCATGGGGATGTATCGCCTCATGTGCAACAAGTACCTGATCCGCACTGTGGAAATCGACGTGGATATCGAGGCCGTCAACTGCCAGATCGGCGACGTGGTGAACATTCAGCACGACGTGCCGCGATGGGGGGCCGGCGGCCGGGTGGTTTCCGCAGACGGAAACTCCGTGGTCCTGGACCACGAGGTGGAAATCGAATCCGGAAAGTCCTATCAGCTCCTGTTCCGCCTGGCCGAAGACCGGGTGGTGACGCGCACCGTGGAAAACCTGCCTGGGACCTATACGGAGATCACCGTCTCGCCGGCGTTTGTATCCGATGAAGCACCTCTTTTCGATTCCGGGACCGCTTACGTGGTGGGAGACCATGTGCGCTACGGTGGAGTGGGCTACGTGTGCATCCAGGATACGGGCACGCCGGCGCCGGATATCACCGATACCGACTACTGGGCGGCCGAAGGGGATCCGCCGCCCGAAAAATACGACGTCTACGCCTTCGGGGAAGTGGACAAGCTGGTCAAACCATTCCGCATCACGGACATGACCGTCACCCAGGACCAGAAATGCACCCTGACGCTCATCGAATACCGCGAGGAGATCTACGCCTTCGAAGAAATCGACCCGTCGGTCAATCCTTCGGTCCCAGACCCGATAATGGTGCTTCCCCCTTCCGGGCTCACCGTCACCGAATACGCCTACGTGGAAAACGATATCGTCTATGCATCGGCCATCGTCTCCTGGCAGAAATCGGCCGACCCGCGGGTGTTTCGCTACACGGTGGGGATCAACGGAGGCGACTACAACTTCAAATGGATCACCGCTTCCAACTTCCAGGCGGCGGAAATCAGGCCCATCAAGCCCGGCACCTACACCTTTTACGTGCGGTGCGTGACCGAGAACGCGGGAGCCAGCACTTGGGCGCAGGTCACCAAGACCATCTTCGGAAACATCGCCTCACCTCCGGACGTGGAATCTCTTGACATTTCGGTCACCCAGACCGCACTCACTCTTTCCTGGAAGGCGGTCGCCGGCGCCGTCGGATATCGAATAAAATTCTCGCCGGCCATGTCCGGGGCCACCTGGTGGGACGCCACGGAAATCGGGTATTCCACCGGAACCAACATCCAGGTGCCCATCCGGGCCGGGACGTATCTCATCAAGACGGTGGCCAGCGCCAACCGGGAGAGCAAAAACGCCAAGGAAGCCATTACCAACTTCACCGGCCTGTGGTGGACGAACGTGGTGGAAACCCTGGCGCAGGCGCCGGCGTTTGCGGGCACCAAAGACGGCGTGATTACCGATGAAAGCGGGTACCTGGCCCTCGATGAAGGCGACACCTCCGGGACCTACACGCTCGATGAAGTGGTGGACCTCGGCCAGGTATACACCGCCCGGGTCTCCATTGCCCTGGATACCGGATCGCGCGACTATTCGGACCTCATGGACGACTGGCCGGACGTCGATTCGCGCTCGTCGTGGGACGGGGGCGCGGTGGATAACGTCAACGTCAAGGCGTTTGTACGCACCCGCGATGCGTCCAATTACGCCTGGTCGACTTGGTCGGAATTTACGGCCGGGGATTTCCGGGGGCGGTATTTCGACTTCAAAATCGTCCTGGAATCGCAAAACGAGCACGCAACTCCTGTGGTGCGGGCCATTACGGCCGTGGTGGACATGCCGGACCGCACCTACGGAGAACTGGACGTCCTGACCAGCGCCGTGGAAGATACGGCCATCACTTTCAACCCGGCGTTCCACGGCCTGTCGGGAGTGGCAATCACCGCCAACAGCCTGGCGGCCGGGGAGTATTTCGAGATCACCGCAAAATCCAGGACGGGATTTACCATCAACTTCTACGACGGGTCTGCCAACCGGATCGCGCGGGAATTCAACTACATCGCCAAGGGCTACGGCTACGAGCTGGAGGCCTCCGGAACGCCGGAAGAAGGCACTGACGGGGCCGTGGATGAATATGGCAATTTTATTGTGGATGAATCTGAAAACAGGGTAACGGACGCATGAGAAAATCAATAGTAATTTGGTCGATCATCGTGCTGCTGACATCTCCGCTGGTATCTTTTGGAGATACGTTCCGGCTCAAGGATAAGGACGATCTTGGGAGCACGTCAGGGGCTTACATCTTTACGGACGGACCGGAAGGAGTCAAACGCTGGGCGATCCCTCCCAGCCTCAGCCTCAACCGCGGCGACGTGGTGGGTTGCTACGGGCCGGACGACGACAACAAAGCCTACGTGAAATCGGGCGTCCTGAACCCCATCAGCGGAAACCTGAACGCGGCGGTGGACGTGATCGTCACCACCGGCGCCGGCGGCCAGACCATTACCGTATCCAACAACTCGGCGATCTACGTCAACGACACTTCCGGGGCCGTCACGTATCAGCTCCCGGCGACCGCCACCGGTAAGCAGTTCCTCTTTCGAAACGCAGCCACCCGTACCGGGGCAATCACCATAAAAGTCACCACCAGCCAGTATATCGACAAGGACGGCGTATTGGGAACGGTCACCACGGGCACGCTGGTATCCGGCGGGGCACTCGGGGACCGCGCCGCCGTCTATGGGCAGGACGCAACGCACTGGCTGGCCGAAACTCCAAAAGGGACATGGACGAATAACTGATGAAAAAATTATTCCTCGCATTCATAATCGTTTTCATTGCCGTGGCGAATGGCCTCGCCGTCGGCCCCATCCAGTCCACGGGTCTGGGAGATGCGGCACCAACCGAGTCTTACTCGGACATCACATTCTGGTGGCGCTGTGAAACCTCGACGCTCACTACCGGGGATTATTCCGCGGGAGACACCACGGCCGCACTGAATGGCGCCAATCTCAGCACCGATGCCAATAAAACCGGGACCAACGGTCTGCTGTGCCAGACCGGGGAAAACGCCTATTTCGAAATCAGCTCCGGCGACCTGGCTTCCATAACCGCAGGAAGTGCGGCGGTCTGGTTCAAGCTCGCCGCGGCTCCGGCCGGAAACATCATCTGGATGCTCAACACGAGCACCGGGGCAGACGGGCAAATCTTCCTCCAGGCCCAGGCCACGGGAGAGCTGCGGTTCAATATCTGGAACGGGACTTCGGATCAGCAACTCGTCACCAGCGGGGCCGGCCTGACGACGGGGGCATGGTACTTCGCGGTGGCTCGATGGGACACGGACAACAACAAACGGTTCGTGGCCGTCTACAATGCAAGCGGAACGCTCCTGGCCTCGGCGGAGGACCTGTCCACGGACATCACGCCTCCGGTGGCATCGTTTGTGAGACTCTATCTGGGGGACACGGAAGGAACGAGCCAATATCTGTACATTGACCAGATATTCGGTCTTTCCACCGATTATTCGCGGGATTGGTTGTCTTTGAGAGATCGCACCACATCGCCGAAGTAGAGGTAATTGCATGAAAAAGTTTTTCCTGCTCGCTCTTGTCCTGTCATCGCTGGTTGCCGCCGGCATCTCCCATGCCGCCAACTATTACGTCAACCCATCGGGAAGCGGCGGCGACGGTCTCACCGACGCCACGGCGTTCAAGACCATTTCCCAGGCGCAGTCGGCACTTTCCGGAAAATCCGGAAACAACCTGTATTTCAAGTGCGGGTCCGTCTGGAGCAGCGGCCTGTATATCGATTGGTCCAACGGGGTCATCGGGGCCTATTACATGGACGGGTCCACCCCGGTGGTCGGCGTGTCCGGGAGCCGGCCGGTGTTCGACGGGCAGATGACGCGGCCGGGTCAGTATGGAAAACTCATCCATGTTTATCACGTATCTAATGTAATCATCCAAGATCTTGAGGTAAAAAACGCCGGTCCGCTCACGGTAATGGGGCCGGTGCTGGTCGAATTCAATGGGGCCCAGTATGGGACCGTCAGGCGATGCTACATCCACAACAGCACCGATTTCGGAATCCTTTTTGAAAACGGGTCCGATCACGGGACGATACAGAACAATGAGGTCGCCGAAACCCAGCTAAACGTTCTAGACGGTGGAAACGGGTCGGGCAATTACGGTTCAGCCATCCAGATCCGAGGGTCCGACGACACCCTGGTAACCGGCAACTACGTCCACGGGACCGGAGGAGAGGGCATTTCCGAGATCTGGGGATGTGACGGTGCGACCATTGAGAAAAACACGGTCGTAGACGGCGGGACGGCAGGCATCTACATGCACTCGTCCAAAAATATCACCATTCGCTACAACCTGGTCTACGACACCACGGAGACCAGATACCGGGTTTGGGGGACGCCAGGCTGGGGGATCATGGTTGGGAGCGAGGAATCTGAATATTGCTCGAATTATGATACCAACCATTACATTTACGGCAACCTGGTGGCCGACACCCTGGTGAACCTCGGATCATTGAACGTTTGGGGAAATTGTACCCCGACCAACACGGTGATCGTCAACAACACGTCGGTGAACGGAACCACCGGAGTTTCCACCAACGGGAGCCCAACCGTCCGAAACAACATCGTTTGGGGTGCCGGAACGGCGTTTTCGGGGACCAGCGGGTCGAACAACCTGACCTCGGACCCCAAGCTCAGCAAAACCTCCGGGTGGAGTTCCCTCACGGCAGGCAGCCTGCGCGGGCCGGAATTCGCGCTCCAATCCGACAGCCCGGCGCGCGGATCGGGAGCGTCGCTCGGAAGCCCCTACACCACGCTGCTTGACCTGGCGAACGCGGATTTTGTGAATCACGTCTTGTCCACCATTACCAATTCCGCCAACGATATCGGGGCCGGACCCTATGAGGCCGGAACGACACCATCCTGCGGAGACGGGTCCTGCAACGGCGATGAGACGTATGTAACCTGCCCGGCGGACTGCCCGGCCCCTCCGGAAACCGACTATATCACCGACGTGCCCGGCAGGGTCCAGGCCGAAGATTACGGAACCGGCGGAGAAGGGGTGGATTATCACGACACCGAGGCGGAGAATCTGGGCGGAAAATATCGAAACGACGGCGTGGACATCGAAACCTGCACCGACACGGGAGGCGGGTACAATGTCGGGTACTTCGCTCCTGGGGAATGGTTTAATGTGTACCTAAATGTTACTTCCGAAGATGATTACTACGCAAACACCAGGATCGCGTGCGGTTGGGTTGGGACTAAACGATTGAAATTGACAATAGATGGAGGAATTACATCAACGTTGTCGTTTACCTGGGATGATGGCTGGCAAACATGGCATAGCGTCGAATTGCCGTTGGGTCATTTAACCACTGGATCCCATCATATAAAGATTGAGAACAATCTATACGCAGGAAGCAGCGGTGAGTTCAACATAAACTACCTCGATATTTATCCGTCAGGGTCGGATAGCACGACCCCAACATTGAGCGAGCTGCACGTTCCGAACGTTCCCACCCGGATGGAGCATCCGAGCTATTCGTTTCATTCATCGGAGGCCGGGACCATTATTTATGGAGGATCGTGCAATGCAACCCTCTATCCGAATGCAATCGCCGGAGTCAATGATATCGTGTTCGATTTTCTGCCGCCCGGGACTTATTCAGACTGCACTATCCAGGTGGTGGACGCCGCCGGGAATGCCAGCAGCATTTTAGCCATCTCTCAATTTAATGTGGAACCCTATATCGGTCCAGCGCGGATCGTGGGCTCGCTTATCGGCGGAATGCAGCTCCTGATGGGACAATAAGCGGAGAAAGAGAGGAAGATATGAAAAAAATAACTTGGATCGCGGTCATTTTCATCCTGGCGGCTGCCGCCCATGCCGACGCCTACACCATGCGGTGCAAGGTGTCCAGCGTCGGACCGGCGCCGGGTGGGGTGTATATCGGCTTGGTCGCCGACGGTGACTCGGAAACCCAGGTATTTCAGGCCAACCCGTCGCGCGAAAAAGAGATGGAAGCCGTGGCCCTGGTGGCCAATTCCCTGGACAAAACCGTCCAGGTGTCCATCGAAACCGTCAGGGGCAGGGAAATCATCACCTCTATTCTCGTATCGCCTTAAGGGGCCTTATTTGCGTCCCGGAACGATTTTATCGCCACAAACGATTAAGGAGCCTCATCCGTGAGCCAGCACGATTTCATCATTGCAAACGATTCCGGAGTGAACGTCCGGGCGGATATCAACAACGGACTGCAAGCCCTTGCCAGTACCAGCAAGGGAACGGCCCGGCCCTCCACGGCCTACGCCGGTCAGCTTTGGGTAAAAGACGACGTGACGCCCTGGCTTCTTTACTGTTTCGACGGCGCCGCGGACATCCTCCTGGGACAGATCAACGCCACGACGCACAAGTTTATCCCCTGCCACAATTCTCTGTCGTTGGCCTCGCTCATCGGAGACGGCTCCGCAGGGGCGCAGCACCGCAATCGCATCATCAACGGTGGGTTCGACGTCAGCCAGCTCCATGCCGATTTCCCGACCCCCATGACCGACACCATGCGTTCCGTGGACTGCTGGTATTCGCTGGGACAGGGAGCTGGAACCGTGTACCGGATATCGGACCTGGACGACGGGCAACCGCATTGCCTGAGGATGTACCAGAATTCAGCCACCGCCTACCGGCTGGCCGGAGCCCAGATCATCGAGGCTGCCGTATCCCAGGGCGACCGAGGCAAAGCGATGGTGCTCTCCGCGCGGGTGCGGTGTTCGATATCCCAGGCCGTCCGCTACGCGGTCCTGGCCTGGACCGGAACTGCGGACGATGTGACGCGCGACGTGGTGGATACCTGGACGTCTCTCAATTATACGCCCGGGTCGGGCAATTTTTTCGTTGCCACCAATATTTCCGTCGTTGCGGTCGGAGCGATTATCCCGGCCGCAAACACCTGGACGGACGTCACGCCAATCACCGGCACGGGGCCTTCCGGCCTCAACAACTGGATCATCCTGTTCTGGTCGCAGGACACCCTGGCCCAGGGCGCAAGCCTGGATCTCGGCCGGGTGCAGTTCGAACCGGGGGCGGTCGCCACCCCGTTCGTCCGCCGGCCCGTGGCCTATGAACTGGCGCTCTGCCAGCGGTTCATCTGCAAGACCTGGGAAGACCAGTATCACAACATGGAAAACATGGGACTCGACGGCGCATTAACGTGCGGAACTGCCGATGCCTCGGGATTTTACGGATGCAACTGGAGGTTTCCAGTCCCCATGCGCGGAGTTCCCTCCATCAGCTTATATAATCCGTTGGATTATACTCAAGCCAAGTGGACAATTTCTGGAGGCAGTGTCACGTCCGACGCTGTTTCCATTGATATCGCCAACACCGGGTGCAACATTCAGACAAATGGCGGGACGCTCTGGACGCCTGGAGCCTACAGGTTTCGAGTTCACGCTTCGGCCATCGCCGATCTTTGA